ATCTCAGGGTTGCTCTGTGATCCCCTTCGGGCTGGTTGCACAATGTACCCTACCTTGGTGCGGAAAGGTGGCGAATTGCTGAGCTTTGTTTCAAGTTTGGAAGCACAGGAAGCGCTCCCGACTAAACGCTCGCACCCTAATTTAGGATTTCTGCCACGATTTGTTGCTGAACCTCGTTCACTGGGAAGTTCTCACGCCGACGTCGGCTTACCAGGGGCGTGAGTCTCGCCTGTTACGGTGTCGATCCATAATCCTCGGCCTTCGTCCCAAACCGCTGTGGCGCCGCTCGAAAGTGTGCATCGTAAGATCTCGCTTTCCTCCTGCCAAAAGCGCGCGTCTTTCCATTCGTACCCGCATTGGTTGCAATGATATCGATGTCGCCTCTGGCCAGGACCACCCTGTCGGCATTTCGGACAGACCGGCGAGACATCCGACGAGAATACGTCTCCTTCGCGCGAGAGCGAGGGGTTAGCTTTGGATGCTAGTTCGCTAAAGTATTCCAATAGACCGTACCGGTGGGTTCCTTGCTTGACCCAGTTGAGAGCCTGAGAAGTTGAATCGGTCTGGTCGTCATATTTGCCGGCCGGAAAGCTGGTCAATTCGTGAACGTAAACTTTCAGCCATGGTGCCTCCGTGGGCAAATAGACCAGCCCATTTTCGAAGGTGCTGGTAACGGAGTGCAGCCGCATGGTCTTATCCAGCCCACCCGGCTCAAAGGGCGTCACTTCACAAACGCCATCCTGCCTTAAATCCTGGATCAACTGGGTGCCGGAAGCTTTATCTTCGATCAGAATATTGTTGGGATGAAAACGATCGGCCTGGGCTGCGACCGCCCGCTTGAGCTGAGGGTACTCCAGACGTGCTCGCAGTACGTGCAATAGGTACAGCGCTCCGTCTTTAAGTCCCCAGGTGGTGCAAACGCTATAATCGCTCAGTTCGGTGGGCTTATTAGCCGTATCCCAACTCTGGACGATGAGATCAAAGTTGGCTGGCTGCTCGCCAGGGACGTAGTATTTAAGCCAGTTCGTCTTGATCATGCCGCCACCCAGCGGCGAAGGTGACTGTTGGTATTGCCCGGCGAAGTTGTATTCGCCAAGCGTTCGGCGAAGTTTATTCAGCACTTCCAGCGGTTCCCGTTCCGGATGCAGGGCTTCGCCTGCCTTGCGATGAACGACACGCGTGTGAGCAAAGGATCTGACAATGTGAGTCTCGTCGATTTCGGCGATGGCGGGGAGACTAGCATGATCCCAGGGCTCCTGTTCGAGGACATGGCCGACCAAGTCATCTTGGTGGAGGCGCTGCATAATAGCAATGATGCAGCCCTTTTCCTTGTCGTTCTGCCGGCTGTACAGGGTATGGTCAAACCAGGCGTTTACGGCATTGCGCAGAGACTCGGAGAAGGCTTCCTCCGGTTTCAGTGGGTCATCGATGATGATGAAATCGGCGCCCCGGCCAGTCAGGACTCCCCCGACTGAAGTGGCAAGGCGAAAGCCATTCTGCGTGGTCATAAACTCTTGCACGGCTTGCTTGTGAGGCGATAGGCGAGTGGGAAACAGCCGTTGATACCACAGGCTAGTCATCAGGGTCCGGCAGTCTAAAGCATGTTTGTTGGCCAGATCCTGTCCGTAGCTGGCGCAGATGATCTGTGCACTGGGATTATGTCCCAGAATGAATGCTGGAAGCGCCACCGTTGCGGCGTGAGACTTGAGCGAGCGTGGCGGCACGTTGAGGATCAGCCGCTTGATCTGTCCGCGACGACAAGCCTCCAGTTTCGCGGCTATCACTTCAAGGTGCCAATTATGCAAAAAGGGCACTTGCGGATTAAGTTCCAGAAAGGATCGGTGCATGAAGGTGTAAAAGTCATTCCGAACCATGGCTTGATATTCGGCTGGGCTTAGCATTATTGGTCCTCCCCTTTAACTTCGAACGGTTCTGGCCGCATAGCCTGATGAAAACGTTTTATAACGCCGTCCAAGACCTCTTGATCGCTATCAGTCATGACTGGCTGTTGCATGCCCTGAGCCAGCTGCTTGGCTTCGGCGTCTTTGGACAAGTCCACCAGCTGTGCAAGCGCTCGCAGATCTCCAGAGGCTGCTTTGTTGACCAGTTGTTTGAGCGCGGCCTCCATCTTTGAGACCGTCCTGCGACGTCCGTGTTCATTGATCACCACTCGTTCGCGCAGCGTTTTCATAAACGCCGTGGCCATGTTCAGGCTGCCCTTCGGTCGGCCTTTGGGATTGCCGGACACACCCTTTTGGAAGCGAGTCCCCACCGGCGGATTGCGGTAACCGACAGATTTGTCGGGATAGCGGATTTCGTCTGCTTTATCATCGCTGGTGCTCATTTTCGGCCTCCTTTTCCAACTCCTCGAAGCTGCGGCCGGAATCCGCGTGCGTAGCAGAAAGGCCCGTGAATCGCTGCCAGCGTCGAACGATCGTATCTACGTACAGTGGGTCCAACTCGATGCCATAACAGACCCTTCCAGTGCGCTCCGCCGCGATCAGGGTAGTACCGCTACCGAGAAAAGAATCCAGAACGATGTCGCCCCTGGCGGATACGTCCATGATCGCGTCAGCGACCAGAGCCACCGGTTTGACCGTCGGGTGAAGTTCCAAGAGATTGCCTTCTTCGGTATTTCTCGAAAATGAATTTATGCCTGGATAATTCCAAACGTTCGTCCTGTACCGGCCATATTGCCCAAGCTGAAAATTATTGCGATGGGTGTGCTTGGGTCGCCATACAGCCAAGATTCGTCTGACTTCAGTCTCCGAGATTCGCATTGCGGGGGCAGTCTCGCGGATATATTTCACGGCCTCACGAATCGCTACACTATGCTTTTCGCCTCTGTCCCTAGATAGACCGTAGGCGTAAACAACTAATAGGATCCGTTCCAGCACCCACATCAGTTCTCGACCATCTTTTCGGGGTCTTCCACGCTTCTTCATAAATGCCTCCCAGCATTGATTTAGAACACAAAGCTACAGGTAGGAGTGCGAGGCTTGGAGGGTGGTGCCTGGAGGGAACCCACTACTGCTAAAACAACCTTCGCAAAACTTCGATGTCCTCGTCAAAGCTATTCTTCGAGAATGTTGATCGCTTAGGTTCATTGAGACAGCGGCACCCTATTCGACGTGAAGTCGAAGGTTGCTAAGAGGCGGGATCGCCCAAGTTCGCCCGAAAGGGCGAATAGGCTAACGGCCCGCCACGAGCAGATTGGACTTGAAGTTTCTACCAAACGAAGCGTCAATGTCGGACTGGGAGGATTTATGCCGAATCTCGCCGCCACAGCTGTTACACAACTACCGACACTAAATAAAATCGCGCTGCGCCGTCTTTGGGCGCAGCTTTTCAACACCGACCCGCCCACCAAACTGCGCAGAGAACTGATGGTTCCAATCCTCGCTTATCGACTCCAGGAACAGGAATCTGGATCGATCAGCGGACAGGCGAAGACCCGCCTTCGTCAACTGGGTCAGGGATTTGAGAGAAATCCTGATCTAGCATTAGCTTCCGTCCCGTCCATCAAACCGGGGACACGCCTGGTTCGACAGTGGCGCGATGAAGTGCACCTGGTGAATGTCGAAGCCAATGGCTATGAATATCAAGGCGCCAAATATCAGAACCTGTCTGAGATCGCCCGTTTGATTACAGGCACTCGGTGGTCCGGCCCCGCGTTCTTCGGAGTCAAGAATGAGCAAAATGCCAGATCCAAGGAGATCCAATGACTTCTGATCAAAAACCGATCCTGCGCTGTGCCATTTACACTCGAAAGTCTTCAGAAGAAGGTCTCGAACAATCCTTCAACTCACTTGATGCCCAACGAGAAGCCGGTGAGGCATTCATCCTCAGCCAACGGCATGAAGGGTGGCAAACTCTGCCTGCCCGTTACGACGACGGAGGCTATTCCGGTGGAACTATGGAGCGGCCAGGATTAAAACGTCTGCTGGAGGATATCCAAGCTAAGAAGGTCAATGTCGTTGTCGTCTATAAAGTGGACCGCCTTACTCGCAGCCTTGCCGACTTCGCGAAGATCGTGGAAACCCTGGATGCAAGAGGAGTGTCATTCGTTTCCGTAACCCAGCAATTCAATACCAGCACGTCGATGGGTAGGCTGACTCTCAATGTCCTCCTGTCCTTCGCACAATTCGAGAGAGAAGTTACGGGGGAACGGATACGGGATAAGATCGCCGCCTCGAAAAAGAAGGGGATATGGATGGGCGGTCCAGTTCCGCTGGGTTACGATCTCAAAGCCCGCAAGCTG